CGCCCAACGCTCGGAGTCACTTTCCGAGCGGGAGCGAGGTAAAGTGAACTCCCTTGTTCGCCATTCTGATTACGCCGCCATGCTGAAAGACCCACGATGGCAGCGCAAGCGTCTTGAGATCATGCAGCGCGACGGGTGGAAGTGCCGCAAATGCGGCGACGAGCGTAGCACGCTGCATGTCCATCACGTCAAATATCTGTGCGCGTTGCCTTGGGAGTGTCCAGACGGCGACATGCTGACGCTGTGTGAAGCCTGCCACGAATACGCACACTACAGCGCCGATGCAGAAGTAGTGGCCGCCGTTGCCGATAGCGAGCCGTGGAGATGCTTGCCGGACGGATCGCTCTGTTTTGACGAGTCATGGTTGGCACCAGGATATGCGGAGTGGATTGGAGCGTATGGTCGGGTGCTGGTTGTCTGCAACGAAGACGCAACGTTTGCGGCCTTTGGCGAAGGGTCAGACGGAGGGCCAGACGCTGACAAAACGAGCGGTCCTGGCTCGTTTCGGCAAGCCCTGGAATGGGCCGCTTCCTATATGGCGAACCCCAACGGGTCAACCTCCGCCGCGCCCTGGCGGCGGTAGCGTTGCACCCGGTTGTTCTGGCTCCTAATGAACTACTACAACGACAACGATCCGAAGGCGTGTGAGTGGTTGCGCGAGTTGATAGCGCAGGGCCACCTGCCGTTTGGGGATGTGGACTGCCGAAGCATTTTGGAGGTGAAGCCCGATGAAATCAGACACTACGACCAATGCCATTTCTTCGCCGGAATCGGCGGCTGGCCTCTCGCCCTGCGATGGGCCGGACTTGAAAACGCCCGAGGAATCTGGACCGGCTCCTGTCCCTGTCAGCCGCTTTCGTGCGCTGGAAAAAGACAGGGCCACGCCGATGAGCGGCACCTGTGGCCCGCTTTTCACGGCCTCATCGCCGAGTGCCGTCCTGCAACGGTCTTTGGAGAGCAAGTTGCGAGCGCGGATGGACGTGAATGGCTCGCCGGAGTTCGCCTTGACCTGGAAGACTTGGGATATGCCTGCGGGGCAGCCGATCTGTGCGCTGCGGGCGTCGGCGCGCCGCACCGGCGGCAAAGGCTGTATTGGGTGGCCGACGCCACAGGCCAACAAAAATACGAAGAACAGCAAAGACCCGCAGAGGATGAAGGAAAACGGGGCGCAGACTTGCCTTGCGGATGCCGCGCATCTGGCCGGATGGCCAACGCCGCAGGCGCACGACACGCAGGAGCAGGGACAGGCGCGGGAGATGACGGCGACGGGAAGGATCAAGACGCACACGGGGAGCGATGTGTCGGCCAACCTGCCGATGGTGGCGGGCTGGGCCACGCCAAGGGCGACGGATGCCAAGTGCGGGGACACCTACACGGAGAATTGCGAGGGGAAGGATTTGGCAAAGGATGCCTCTCTGGTGGCATGGGCCACGCCTCGGGCCGAGGATGCGGAGTCGGCTGGGATGCGCCACTCGCGGGGCGTGGCGGACACCCTGAGCGCCCAGGCTGGTCAGGATGCGTCACGATCCAATGCCGAGACGGGAAGGCCCGCAGGGTTCCGGCTGAACCCGCGCTTTTCCCTCTGGCTGATGGGATACCCGGCCGAGTGGGCCTCCTGCGGGGAGCGGGCAATGCAATCGTGCCAGAAGTCGCGGAGGCGTTCGTGAGAGCGTGGATCGAAAGCCAGAACCCCAGTTTTCAGGGGACGCCTCACCGGGAGGAAAAAGCATGAGTCCTGGACCCGCTTTGGAAAAGTTCAATGACCCCCGCACTCCACCAGCTTGTGAGGCGTACCCTGGAAAACGTTGTTCGACGGGAGGAATTATGGATAGCGAGATTCTAAACGACATTCTGGTTAGCCTGCGTGTCATATCGGCGGGCGTGTGGCTGTTGGCTGGATTCTTAATCTGGAGGATGAAATGAGCGAGGCAAAAACATACGAGGAATGGACGAAATGCACCGGAGTCTTTTGCGGCCTGTGCAAGAAGGAAATCGCCAAGTACGAAATCGCGCTGCGGAGGACGAGCGCGGCAGAGGCTCCAAAGTTCTGTTGCGATTGCGCTATTGACTTGTGCGAGAGGGAGCTTGTGCGTCGTTCATCGTCGAACACCAGAATCACCTGAATCAGCAAGGTCTGAAATGTATCGCAAGTCAATCCGAACTAAACGGCTAGAGGCGAAGCGCAAACGGTGCGCCGCCATGCGGGCAGCGAAGGAACGAAAGCGCATGGAGTTTTACTCCACGCTCCACGACGTCGGCGGAATAACCACTGACGGCATGTTCGGAGCGCACAAGATACGTATCCTGTCCTACGGCGATGCCGAGCCGCACTACGCCATCGTCGTGGACGGCGAGCATCGGCTGGCGCGGACGGAGCGCGGCATCATCCGGTGCATCGCCAGGATGGTCTATCGGAAGGTCGAGGCGGCGAGGAAGGCCGATAGGGTGCAAGAATGAGCGGAAAGGGGTCGGCACGGCGGCGAACAAGCAGCGCGGCAAAGTATGCCGCTGGGTGGGCGCGTATATGGCGCAGGAACGCTCGCAGGGCCGAAGGCGGCAAGATGGGCGGGTTGGGCGGAGAACGCGCCAAAACGAATCGTAGAGCCCGGAAACGGCATGGTTGACAATTTAGGACAAGGAGTGGACAAAAATATCGTGAATGTTTTGTTTGATAATGCAAAGCGGTTAGCGTATATTGTGAAACAGGAGGAAAAAGATGAACCGTGCGGCACAAGAACTTGGGAGGCTCGGAGGTAGGGTCAGGAGCGAGGCGAAGACGAATGCAAACAGAATCAATGCCCAACGATATTGGGATGCCGTTAGAGCAGGGACAGCCAAGGGGCCACGGAGGGGGAAGAAACCAGCCGGGTTACATGAAGGCATGGAGGGTTGCACACCCATATAGCGGGCTGTGTGAAAATTGCGGGAACCCATTTTCCAACCCAACTCCAAGGAAGCATTGCTCGAAAGAGTGTCGCCAAGAGGCATTCAAGGCAAAGCAGGCTGCAAACGCCAAGCCCCGGAAATGCAAAACATGCGGGGCGTTGTTCAAGGCAAGCAAAGCGTGGACATCCACTTCGTTCTGTTCTGACGAATGCAGACCGAAACAGCCGACCTCATGCGCGTGGTGCAACGGGGCAATGCCCGAGCAGAGGGGGCTGCTGGTTGACAAGTATTGCTGCTCCGATTGCAAGCACAGTGCGCTGGCCGCAAGAGCCAGGGCCAAGGCAAAGGAAAAGGCGGAAGAAAAAGAGAAGCAGCGGCGTCGTGAACTTTGTGCCGCGCTACTTTTTTGGCGCAAGGGCGCAAGCATCCAAACGATAGAGGAAAGGCTTGAATGGAAAGAAGGAACGGGCAGCAGAAAGATGCTTCGGTCTGCCGGGTATCGGAAATCCACAGAAAAAAGGAAAAACGGGTCTGTATGGCATGAAGTTGAGGCAGGCTTCAATGCGAGGAGCCAACAGTTCAGGCTTGAGCGCGACTTTAGGGATCATGCCGTCAACGTTCTTTCGGGCTGCTTTGAGTATGTTAGGCCGGAAGTTTCCATCCCAGGCACCCGGCGCAAGATCGACATTGTGGTAAAGCACGGACTGCACTCGTTCGGCATCGAGTTGAAAAACGGAAATCGCACGGCGAGGCTGGATCAAACACTGGGGCAAGCGTTGGTCAAGTGCGCGGCACTCAAGCTGATCCCCGTCTGCGCCGTTCCAGACGACATCAGAATGGATAAGGTTTTCCTAAACGGTTGCAAGGCAACGAATGTTATAGCCGGGACTATTAGCGAAGTTGTATATGAAATGTCGCAAGTCGTTGCGGGACACCCCTTAAGGTACTCCGCTAAAAATTAAGCGGCTAAACCCCAGCTTGCGATATCGTGAAAATATAAGTTGATACTGTTCTAGGAGTCACAACAATGAAAAAGCAAATCACAAAAACCCCCACCATCACCCCCGACCCGTCCAACCCCAACCGGCTAGACCGCGCTGAAACCTTGCGCCCCAGACTTTGCGTAATGGGAAGCCGCACCCTTGAAGACGAACGGGTTAAAATCATACTCCTTGAAGAGATAAACAAAACCAACTGCGCCGCAATTATAACGTGCGCCGAGCCTGGGGGGGTGTCGGAAGTTGCCCGTAAGTTGGCAAAAGAAAAGGGGATGCCGTTAATCCTCTTCCACCTCAACTTCAAGTATTTGCGCGGGGCGTTTGAACACCGAAGCATTGACGCCCTGCGGGCCAGCGATGCGGCGGTGTTTGTCCACGACGGTGAAAGCAAGGGGACGGCAAACGAATTACAGGTGTGTAAAAAGATTGGCGTTCCCTACAGATATGAAAAGCTGGAAAAGTCACCGCACAAGGAAAGCGTAGGCTTCCCCGTGGCCGACGGAGAATGGGCTGCGATTATGCAAAAGGCACTAGACGATGCGTGACGACCAGCAAGATCTTCGCAAGCTGGCCGCGGACCAGCGGCACAAGAAGCTGATCGAGGCCAGCCGCAAGCTTGCGCGGGTGGTGAAGCACGAAGACCCGCCGCCCGAGGTATGCCGCAAGCGCAAGCGGCTGGAAAAGGACTTCCCTGCATGGCTCCGGTTCCACGGCGGGGAGGCGTTCGCGGACAAGTGGAGCGATGACCACCTGGCGGTGCTGGCGAAGATCCGCGAGGCGATAGACAAGGGCGGGCACTTTGCGCTGGCGATGCCGCGAGGTCACGGCAAGACGACGATCCTCAAATGGGCGTTGCTGTACGTCATGCTGACCGGGAAGCGGCGGTATGTCGTGGTGGTGGCGGCGACCGCGGAACTGGCGGGAGCACTCACCGACTTTGTGCGGGCGCAACTAATCGAAAACCCTACCTTGCTGGAACACTACCCGCATGTTTGCCATTACGCCAAGGCCACGGAGGGCAAGGCCATCAAGGCAAAATACATGCTCCGGCGAGACTTCAAGCCGCTTGGGCTAGGCTGGGGCAAGGCCACGCTCATCCTGCCGACGCCGATGGGCCGGGACGCCCCCTATCCGTCTGACGGCGCGGTGCTTGAAGGCCACGGGCTGACGGGGGCGATCCGAGGAAAGTGGCGGGACGATAAGGCCGGGAAGGTCATGCGGCCTGACTTTGTTCTCCTCGACGATCCTCAGACGCGCGAATCGGCGGAGTCCCCCAGCCAATGCGCAATGAGGGAGCGAATCATCACCGGCGACGTGCTGGGGCTGGCGGGGCCGCGCAAGAAGATTGCCGCCGTGATGCCCTGCACCGTGATTCGCAAGGGCGATCTGGCGCATCGCTTCCTGAACCACGACGTTCATCCCGAATGGCAGGGCGAGACGTGCCAGCTGGTGAAGGCTTGGCCGAAGGCGCAGGATACATTGTGGCGCGAGTACGCCACGCTGTACCGCGACGGCATCGCGGACGGCGAAGGGACGGAAGCCGCCTTCGAGTTCTACCGGCGCAACCGCGCGCGCATGGACGAGGGCGCGGTCATGGCGTGGGAGCATCGGGTGCGGGGCGGGGAGTTGTCGGCGTTGCAGACCGCCGAGAACCTGCTGATCGAAACGGGCGACCAGTTTTGGGCGGAGTACCAGAACGACCCGAAGGACATCGTCGGGGGCCAGTACGAATTGACCGTCGAGCAGGTCTTGCGCCATGTTAGCGACACGCCGCGCCTGCATTTGCCGGAAGCGGCGAGCGTGTTCGTCGCCCATGCCGACGTGAACCGGAGCGGCCTGCATTGGTGCGCCTGCGCTTTCGATCAGAAGATGACGGCGCACGTGGTCGCCTACGGGAACCAGACGGGGCCGCGCGGGATGCTGTGGGCCGAGAACGCCACGGAGCACGTGCGGCAGACGGCCATCTTCCGCGCGTTGGTGGAACTGTGCGGGATATTGTCGCAGACCAAATTCATGCGCGGGGGCGCGGCGGTCGTGCTGGATGCCCTGCTGGTGGACGCGAGCTTCGAGAGCAACGTCGTCCACGGGTTCGCCCACGCCGCGCGCTACCCGTTCAAGGTGATCCCGGCCATCGGGAGGGCCGCGCATCGGTACAGGTGGAACCGCAACACCATCGTGGGAAAGCCTGCGGAGGATTGCCACTTGCAGAGGCCGCAGAACCGCCTTTGCCCGTACGTCATGGGCAACGTGGATAAGTGGCGCGAGGTCATGCAACGCGCCTTCCTTGGGGAGCGCGGCGAGCCGGGGGGATGCACGATCCATGCCGCAGGCGGGGCGCGGGGTCACGTCGCCTTCGCGGAGCACGTGGTCGCCGAACGGCTGGCGAACAAGTACGAAACCGACCTCGGCATGAGGTGGGAATGGACGCACGCGCCGGGGACGGAGTGGGACTGGGGCGATGCATTGACGGGATGCTGGATCGCCGCCGCGACGCGGGGACTGACCAGCACGGGAATGACAGCGGTGAAAAACAAATGCCGCGCCGCCGCCGTCGTCGGGGGCAGGCGCGTGGGAGGATCAGATGCAAAGGCAAAAGAAACAGCAACCGCCGCCGCCGAGTCCGGAGTCGCCAAGAAAAAACGTCGCGCCGTCATCGGCAGGCCCGGACATGGCCATCGTTGGTAGGCTGATCAGCACGCGCGATCCCGTTCCAGAAAACCGCGACCCCGTTCCCCTGCCCCGCGCGCGCTCCGTTTTGCTGATGCGCGTGGTGCGGCCCCTGTGCGTGAAGTGCGGCCACGGGACGTTCCGACTGGGGAACAGCGCGCGGCCCAACTACACCACCGGGGAGATGACGCGCTACAAGACGTGCGCGCATTGCGGCCAGAAGTATATGTTCGTGAACGACCCGACCCCCGAAGAGGCCGAGCGGTACTGGGGCGGCAAGGAATTGCACTAGCATCGTGCGCCTGCGCCGTCTACAATGTTGACGGCAAAGAATCGGCGCGGCTAGTTTCGCACCAGAAAAGCGAAACAGCCGCAGATGTCCGGAACGCTCAACCTGATGCCAGACTCCCTCGTCGCGGGGGAAAGTCTTTCCGTCACCGTCACCGTCGCGGGATATTCTCCCGATGACGGCTGGTCGCTGGCCTACCGCTTCGCCGCCCAGCCGACCGGGATCACGGCGGCGGGGGCCGACAACGGAGCCGGGGGCTGGACGGTTTCGCTCACCTCGGCGCAGACCTTGACGATGCTTTCGGGGAGTATGCGCTATGACGCGCTGGTGACGAAGGGCGACGAGTCCGTGGCGGTCGACAAGGGCGCGATCGTGGTTTCGTCCTCCCCGTTGCTCGCGTCGAAGTGGGCGACGGTGCTGGACAGCGTGGACGCGGCGATCGCCACGTGGGGAACCTCCGACCAGCGGAGCATCACCATCGAGGGCATGAGCATCTACTACCGCCAGATCGAGGAGTTGTTCAAGCTCCGCACGTTCTGCCTGCGGATGATCGCTCGCGAGTCGGGCAACAAGCAAAGCGCGATCGTGCGGACAAGGTTCGCGGTGACATGAAAAGCGCGACGGCCAAACCGAGACAGAGGCAGGCGGCGAAGTCGAAGCCGGAAGCCCCGGCAAAGCGCAGGACTTTCGCCGTGCGCTCGTTCGCCGCCGCGCAGATCGACCGCCTTTTGAGCGGGTGGAAATGGGATGGCGGCTATTCGTCGAACGAGATCAAGGGCCAACTGGGAACAATCCGGTCGCGCTCCCGCGAGATGTCGAAGAACAGCCCCCACATGAAACGGTGGATCGATCTGATCGCGATCAACATCGTCGGGGAGGGGTTCGCGTTCAAGTCCACGCCGCACGACGGGGTGCCGGGGCAAGATTCCTACCGGCCCGACGCGATGGCGGCGAAGTTCATCGAATACCACTTCTGGAAGTGGGCGACGTGGCGCGATCCCGAAACAAACCAGACGTGGTGCGACGCGGCCGGAACCAAGACGCTGGCCGAAATGGACGCGCTGAACGCGCGCACCGAGGCGCGGGACGGCGAGTATTTCATGATGCCCGTGGCGAGCGACAACCCCTACGGAATTTCCTTCCGCATCATCCGGCCAGATGCCTGCGACGAAACCTTCAACAACAACGGAAACGACGGGCGCACAGGCGGCAATCCCGTCTACTGCGGGGTCGAAGTGGACAGGCGCACGGGGCGGCGCGTGGCGTACTATTTCCACACGACCGAAACCAAGGACGGGTTCATGGGCGAACGAGGGCCGCTGGTGCGAATTCCGGCCAAGCAGATCATTCACGGCTTCGCGCCATACGACGAGGATCAGACGCGCGGGGTGCCGTGGGGCCATGCCGCGCTGATCAAGCTCAAGATGCTGGAAGAGTACGACAAGGCCGAGATCACCGCCGCGCGCGACGAAGCCTGCTCCGTCCGCACCTATCACGCCCCCGCCGACGACGCGGAGGGCATCGTCGATTTGACCGAGGAGGAGAACTCCGAAACGGCCACCATGCTGACCGCCGAAAAGGAGCCGGGGCAGTCGGAGGTCTTGCCCCCCGGCTGGGACAGCAAGGTGAACTCGCCGCAACACCCCAACCGCGAGGTGACGGCGTTCAAGGCTTCCATGCTTCGGGACATCGCCAGCGGGTTCGGCGTGGAGTACAGCGGGTTCGCCAACGACTGGAGCGGGGTTTCGTTTTCGTCCGTCCGCATCGGAACCATCTCCGAGCGCGATGCGTGGGTCATGTTGCAGAACAAGTTCATCGCGCAATGCAAGACGCCAGTTTTCCTGATGTGGCTGAAATCGTTTCTGGCGAGCAACGTATCGGGCGGCCTTCCCGCCGAGAAGTTCGACAAGTTCGCGGAGCATGAGTTTCGCGGCCGTCGCTGGATGTGGGTCGATCCCATGAAGGACATGAACGCCGCCGAGACTTGCGTCGCGCGCGGCTGGAAAACCAATTCGCAGGTCGCCGCCGACATGGGGACGGACTACGACGACAACGTGGAAGAGTTGCGGCGGGAGGAAATCCTGCGCGCCGGGGACGAGAAGGACGCGGTTCCGGTTTTGAACGGGGCGCAGATCACCGCGTCGCTGGAAATCATCAAGGGCTATTCGTGGGGGGAGATCGGCAAGGAGGCCGCGATCGCGCTGTTGACGGCGGCGGGTGTCCCGCAGGAGGCCGCGCAGAACATGGTCGCAAAACAGAAGGTCGGCAAGAAGCCGGAGGACGGAAAGGACAGCTATGCAGACAGCGACAAAGACGACTGACAGGGAGGAGCGCACGATGCAGTATCGCGAGGCTTCGTTCCGCGTGCAAGGGGATGGTGACAAGCAGACCATCCGCATGAGCATTTCCAGCGAGGCCCCGGTGCTGACGTACGGCTACCTCAACGGCGAGTACCGCCAGTTCTACGAGGTGCTCGACCACTCTCCCGCCAGCATCGACATGAGCCGGTGCGGCGACGGGCTGGTGATTCTGGACACGCATCATGGCGACCAGATCGGGCTGATGGACGTCGAGATCAGCGACCGCAAGCTGGGCGGCGATGTTGAGTTTTGCTCTGGCGCGCGAGCGCAGGAGATCAGGCAGGACGCGATACGAAAACTGCGCCGGAACACGTCGGTTGGCTACCGCGCCGATCCGGACAGCTATCGCGTTGAAGGGGAGCAGGACGGAATCCCGGTGGTACGGGCGATGTCGTGGATGCCCTACGAGGCGAGTTTCGTCCCGGTGCCTGCCGATCCCGGCGTGGGCGTGGGCAGGGCGGAAAAGGAAGTCAAAGAAAACAAGACCCCGGCCAACGCCGGGAAGGAGAAAACGAACATGGAACCGAAAGAAATGAGCGCGCTGTTCGCGCGTGGTGCGAAGTTCGGCATCGAGGCCGACAAGGTGCAGGAGTTGATCGACGCAGGCAAGGGCCGCGCGGAACTCAACGACCTGATCGTGGAGAAGCAGGGCGAAGAGGCGAAGGCGATCCGCAAGGAAGCCGACGAAGCCAAGGCGCGCGCCGAGAAGGCGGAGAAGGAGAGGGCCGGGAACTTCGGCATCGCCGCCCCCGCCATCGTCGGCAAGGAGCATCGCTACAGCGTGATGAACGTGATCCGTTCGCTGTGCGGCATGAAGGCCGACATCGGCATGGAGCTCGAACTGTCCGACGAGCTGGCGCGCCTGCGCGGTGTCGCGGCCAAGGGCATCATCGTCCCGCACGTTGCGCTGGGCCAGCGCGACTTTACCGTCAGCGGCACGTCCAGCGCGACCGTGGCGACGAACCTGCTGTCCGGCGAGTTCATCGACGTGTTGCGGACGCGCTCCGTGCTGGGCGCGGCCGGGGTTCGGTTCCTGACCGGACTGACCGGGAACATCGCGATCCCGAAGATGAGCGCAGGCGCGACGGGCTACTGGGTCAGCGAGGCGGGCGACATCACCGAGAGCGCGCCCACGCTCGGTCAGGTGACCGGCTCCCCGAACACCTGCGGCGTTCTGACGGACATCAGTCGCCGCCTGCTCCTGCAATCCACTCCCGCCGCCGACATGCTGGTGCGGGACGAGATCATCGAGCGGATCATCCGCACGGTGCAGATCGCGGTTTTCGCCGGGACGGGCACGAACGGCCA